TTATGAATGCGGGGGTATGACTCATAAAGCTGATGCATTTTTATTTAACGTAGAATCTTGTAAATACGAATTTGCTCAAAATCAAAAAGGTAAGCAGATAGAAATGGATTTAAGTTCTTATTTAGATTATCTCAAACATAATGAAGGTAGAACAGCCGTAATTTATGTTGCACAAAAGAAAGATGAGGTACTTAAAATTAAGAAAATTGTTGATTGTGGTACCCGGATTTTTGAGATGGGCCCATTATATCATTTCATGGCAATGAAACAATATTATGGAGCGGCACAGGCACTTTTAACCTTTGTGAATTCAGTTATACCTTTTAAGATAGGAATAAATGCATCATCTCATGAATATGCTAAATTGCACACATATCTCTTAAGAACAGGTAAATTAGGAATGAATTGTGACTATACAGGTTTTGATTCATCACATCCAGAAGAATTTTTAAAATGTTACCATAAAATTTATAATAAGATTTATCAAGAATTTGATCCAAATTGGAAACAAGAGGATGATGATATGCGAAGAAAATTGCATGAACAAGAAAATTGTCCCTTAGTTCTAGTTGATGATTTAATTATTCAATGTCCTGGCGGGTTAATGTCAGGCGGGGAAGATACAGGCGGTAAGAATAATATTGCAGGTAATTTAAATATGAGATATGCGTGGAAAATTTTAGCAGAACAATATTGTCCCAGTAAATTATATAAGTATGATGATTTCACAACAGACGCCACTTTTGGAGACGATTTAATTAAGACTATTCATCCAGATGTATTAACATGGTATAACCCTACTAATATCCAAAATGTCCTTTATGATATTGGTTTTGTAATAACTTCAGCAGATAAAGAGACAGAATTAACAGTCCAACCTTTAGATGAATTAACTTTTCTTAAACGTAGTTTTAGCCATGTAGAAGTTAATATTAATAATTCAAAACAAAAATATTTAGTTGGTTCTTTGGAAGATAATTGTTTCTTAAAAATGTTAAATTGGTGTAAAGCTTCTAAACGCTATAAATATCGTCGCAATCAAATGATACATTATGACCCTTCTACTATCGGTCTATCTGCACTAACATGTCTATCTGAAGCTTCTCTAAAAGGTAAAACTATCTTCGATAAAACTCGTCGACACTTACTTCAATGTAGCACTAGATTTTCTATGGTGCTACCTAAACTCCCTACATTTGAACAAGCTTTTTATGAAACATACTTTGGTTCTACTTTTCCAAAGATTGAAACTAAACAAATTCTCAATATTTCTTATAGTAGTAATTTACATCCATTATATCCTCGAGACTTCCAATTTGCAGGGAAGTCTTTTAAACATATTATGCATTGTTATGAATATACTAGAGCTAAGTGTCATCAACAAGAAGAAAGGGC